AATTCAAACGCATCAATCAAGCCAGTTGCATCAGATGACACAGTGATCCGCATTGGCAAAGCCACGTTCACATCTCAGCAGAGCTTGGAGCATGGTGCCGCATTGTATGACAATATGTACCTCATCCATACTCAGCTGATGGATGTACACAATGAGCTTGGTCAGATCCTGATCCAGCACAGAGCTTTGTACAAATCAGACAAGCTCTTCGGACAGTTTCTTGCCAAGGGACCGCTAGGATGTATGTCCCGTCAAGACCGTAGTGATACGGTATTCGTTGCCAGCAATTGGGCTAAGATCCGCAAGATCAACAATGACGGATCTCTTGACTCCCTTGGAGTATCAGCTATCAGGAAGCGGCTCAAAGCATCAGACAAGCCAAAGGCTCCCACATCAGCTGGCAATGTATCCAAGGGTAAGGCTAAGCCTGAAGCTGAGGCTACTGACGGACCGTCCGACACTAAGCCTTCTGCAAAGCAGGTAACAGCTGACGATCTTGCGAAATTCGTAAAGGAGAAGCTGAAGGAGTACGGTATCAGCAGGGCTGACTTCTTAAAAGCCATGAAGGCCAAGTCAATAGCCTAACCCACATAACACAGAGTCACAGGCTCCGCTTCGGCGGGGCTTTTGGCCGTACATATAGGAGAATAAAAATGAGCTGGGTAGATAAAGCAATGAACAACATTAAGATTGCCATAGGCAATGGGTACAGGCTATCTATGGTGCAATTGGCTGGGGATGTAGCCTTTGTAGAGATTGCCTTGCTTGGGCCTGATGGCAAGTTGGTTAAGTTCAAGAGCATGGATAGGAGTGATGGCATAGAGCAAGAGATCCATCCCTATGTAACCTATGCAGGTATAGATGGTCTGATGCGTGGCGCTAGAGAGAAGGCTACGTCATCATGAGCTTAGGCATAGGTAAGCGTGACCGTAGGCTACTACGTGCTGATAAGGTATGGCGTAGCGTATGGCATAGGCAAATGCTGTTCGCTATTGAGAGTTGGATATCCCTTGACAAAGCTGAGAGGGCTATGTCTTATGAGGTCACTAACAAATCAAACTCTACTGTCGGATGGTCCGACACTACAAACGGAGATACACAATGCAAGTACTAAGTAAGCATGAGCTATTCATGAATCAGGCCCCAAGCTTTAACTTTGATCTTAACGCTGATCAAATCCTAGCTAAGGCATTGAAGGTGGGCTTTGTAACAGAGGTCAGTGAAGATCAATACCTTGTTAATGAGGACTATAAATCAAAGAGGGATGCTTAGATATGAAACATAAATGTGAAGGTGTGCGTGGTGACAATGTATCCTACGTCAAGTGGGCTTTGTTTGATGGTAAGTATACCACTGTAGAGATATTAGATTACGCTGATGCTAATGATTGGGATGTGTTTGCGTGTAATCGTGGGCCGGGTCAGGCGTTTCAGTCTGGCCCCGTAGTCATACATCAGGGCAGTAAGGCACTGCTATATATTGAAGGGGGCCTTGACGTTTAGTGTCGGATGGTCCGACAGTAGAGCAACAACAACTAGGAGAGTACACAATGTATCAACGTGACTGTAACCTGATATCACATTATGCAACGACATCGCCGGATGCTTTGTATGACATAATAGAGTTCACTCTATGCACAATTAACATGCCCCTCTCTAGGGTACACACTCAACGCCTCTCTATCAGAGAGCATGGCATCAAGTCTAAGTGGGTGTCATCAGCTAAAGCTTTGGGTATTACCTATGCTCAAGAGCACAAGGCTGAGCTACATACCCTCATGCTTAACCTCAGAGAGGTACTAGGTAGTGATACTATTGCTGGTGCCCAAGCAGCAGTGGATCTGTTCATGCGTATACCTTCTATAGGTATGGTGAAGGCTGGCTTTATCTCACAGCTGTGTGGCTTTGAGGTAGCATGTCTTGACAGACACAACATTCGTATGCTTGGATTGTCGGAGACAGCATTGCTAGTCAGTAAGAAGATCAAGCCTGAGCTTAGGCTCAAGAAGATATACAGCTACGTTGAGCTATGCCGCCAACGTGGTGCTGAGTACTGGTGGGATACATGGTGTAACTATGTAGCTGAGAAGGGTGGCATGAATAAGTCACTACCTACTGGTGATGCAGTGTCAGCGTATCACGTAACAACAATCATGGAGATGTAGAGATGTCAGAATACAATGGATGGACTAACAAAGAGACTTGGCTTGTTACCCTATGGATCATGCCTGAGATAGAAGAGTACGTTGCAGACCTAAATGGTGATGACACATCATCCTCATATATGCAAAACATGGCTATGAGAATAGAGGAGTATGTAGGGACTCGTGTATTCCACAACCTATCAGATGAGGTAGGCGAAGATAATCCGAACTATCAGGTTGAAATAGGAGGCTTGACTAGTGACCTACTGCGTATGTGTTTACATGATGTTAATTGGTATGAGATAGCTGAGCATGTAAGGTCAGACGCTGAAGAGAATTATCTCTGGACGTTAGAGACAGCAAAGGAATTTGTATGATGCGAGTAGAGGTATACTTCAACCTACACAAGAAACTATTCAGTGTCCGTGACTGTAAGACAGGGCGTGTAGTTCATCACACTCAGCAGATATGGGTAGAAGATCCTGTGTTTGTGGTACGTAAGGCTGGGCGTGAGAGGGTACTGCGTGAGAAGAAGAAGAACGTTCACGCTTTCGTGAGGGGTACATGGATGCAAGACTTGTTAATAGAGGATGCACAAAAAATCTATGATCACATAGGGGTATCACAGGAGGTAACGTATAACCCATACAAGTATGATAGCTTCGTAACTAAGCACGATGCTAAACCTATTGACTTTGGTAGGCTGGCTAGTCTAACCTGTAGTTCAGCTAACAATACACGATCAATCTTCGTAACATAAAAGGAATCATAACATGGCTAAAAACTTATTAGGTAAATCACGTCCCGTACAAGATCCATATGCAATCTTTGAGGGCATGGGTCCATTTGGTAACACTGAGATGCGTCTGATTAAGACGTACCAAGTGCCAGCCAATGAGAATAAAAATCAGTACGCTAAGTGGATGGTTGCAGTTAAGTCAGACATGACACACGGTAGCTATGACATGGGTGACAGCTACATTCGTGAGGCTATCATGGGGCTGAGCTTGACATGGGCTAGTGATATGTATAGAGAACAGTATGATCTGGTTGATGAGGAGGTATCATGAGTGACTTCATGTCAGGTGAAACAAAGACTGTGTACCTATGCAATGAGTGTCATGGCACTGACCTTAGCTTTACTAGCTGGGTCAAGTGGGACATAGACAAACAGGAGATGGTGCAAGAAGATGAGCCTATGATTACAGCAAACTGTAACACTTGCTATAACCAAGTAGATGTTATAGAGATAACAGGTGAAGTACAATGAAGGAGACAGCATTGCCTAGTAGTGAATTAAAAGTAGAGATGCTTGCAGAGCTAAGCAAGCATACAGTCATACCTAAAAAGCATGAGGACTATGTAATAGATGCCTTGATAAAAGCTTTTAATAGTATACCAACAAAGAAGGAGACAACATGACATACAAATTATGTGTACACTTAGACTACGTTAGCGTACCGTGCCGACTGACTAACAGTAGGTCAGAGGTAGGTGGTAAAAGTATGATAGCTATGCTGTCTGATGCCTACCCTGACTACACCTATGAGCTAGTGTCGGACGGTCCGTCAGTAGAACTAGAGGACTACAACAGTGACTTGTATCATGACTTACGTTACGTACTAATCAACGGTGCGATACATAAGCCTACACCGACACCTAAGCTACTTGTAATTGAAGGAGGACTAACATGATTACTGACGCACTGAACCTTAAGATTCTCGCCATGTGTGAGAAGGTGTTACCTAACACTAGCATGAAGAACAACAAGCAACTCATTGATTTACTTAGCGAAGTTCGCACTCAACTGGAAGGAAAATAATATGTTTACATGTATCGCAACCAAGCCACTGAATGATGGCACTAATGGATTCCGTTTTAACTTCTTAGGTATGAAGGGTATGACACGTAAGCGTAAGCCTTTCCGTGCTACTAGTAGCCGTGGATATAACATCCAGCGTGGCGAATGCTTCAACATCTACAACCTAGGTAGGCGTACCATCTACATAGAAAAAGCTGCGAACAAGATCATCACTCGCAGAGTACGACACTTTGCTGGGTAGATGTACGTCATGAAAGGTAATGGTAAGTACACAGTGTATGGTGATGACGGTAAGGTTGTCATCATCACATCAAACAGACAGGTAGTACAATCAGTATTGAAATCAATCAAAAGGGATACTAACAATGACTAAATCTAAATCACCAACAACAGATGCAGATACAATGACGATCTCAGTAGAAGATATGAAGGCAGTGCTTACCTTGTATAACGTACTAGACAGTGAGCTTGATGATATACTTGAGTGTTGTGACGTGAGCCTATCCCAAGTCAGGTCTTTGCGAGAGGCAGCAAACAATGTAAGCAACAAGTTCAACTTCCGCCCAGTGGTTAGCGAAGATGGTAACCCACATCACTGGCTACCTAAGGTACTAGCTACTGATGACAAGGCATGGTTCTACGAAGGGAGTGAGTAACATGGCAAGCTACTACATAACTCCTGATGAGTTGGATGATTACGATAATATATCTACCACTATTGACGCAGCGTCATGGATAGGTGAGGATATGGATGAGCTTAGTGATGAGCTTGCAGACATTACCAATCGTATCACCAAAGGAGACTTCACTCATCAGATATTTTGAGGCAGCAGTTATCTTTCTATTGAAGATCATTGTAGCAATAGCAGTATTTGGAATGGGGTTTGGATTTCTATGATACATACTAGTAACAATAAAGATTGTGGTGCGGATGACCCCTGTGATGATTGGTCACACCACCCTATACCTAAGCCTAAGAAGGAGTACATTAAATGAATAAGCACATGGAACTTAAGGAGACACATACTATAGAGGCAGCGTGTGACTTCTATATGCGTACCCCTAAGTACCATGCGTTGTCCCTACGTAGTAAGAAAGATTACGACTACAACTTACTGCGTGTATGCAAAACAAAAGTACAAAATGATAAGCAGCTGGGTAACATTAAGCTGCGTGACCTACGCTTCAAGCACGCCACTGTAGCGTATGACAAGTGGCAGACTAATGTGGGCATACGACAGGCTAACTACATGGCAACGTGTCTTAGTATTGTACTCAATACAGCCATCAGGCATGAGGCACTGGTCACTAACCCTGTGACATTAGTTCAACGTACTAGAGATAAGGTACGTAAGGTACGCTGGACTGATGCTCAGGTTGTTACATTCTTAGACACAGCATACAGCCAGTGGAAGTGGCGGAGCATTGGCCTGATCATACACATGGCATACGAATGGGCACAGCGTGTAGGTGACATGCGTACCCTTCAGTGGTCTAACATAGACCTGACTACTAAGACACTGGACTTAGAGCAGAGCAAACGCAGGGCAGAGGTACGACTACCTATAGATGATGACCTATGCCGTATGTTATCTGAACAGAAGGATACGTTCGGCTTCCAACGGTACGTAGCACCTGCTGTGGAGCCACAGGGTAGTGCTTACAAGCCGTATGCCAGTGGAGATATACATAAGCTAGTGAATGAGGTTAAGGCTCACGCTGGGCTACCTCCTGAGATAACTGCTATGGACTTGCGCCGCACTGGTATCACTCAATTAGTTGAGGGTGGTGTTGATACGTTTGGTATCATGCAGGTCAGTGGTCACAGCAATCCACAAAGTGTTAAGCCTTACTTGGTCAACACACTCACAGGGTCTACTAATGCCCTAGCTAATAGGAAGAAGTGATGGACATTAAGAAATTTGTAGATGACCTCATGCTAGGTGAGGGTGAGACAACACGTATGCACTGCCCTAACTGTGGTGGTAGCAATACATTCACTGCATCTAAGGATGGTGGTGCGGTGATGTACAACTGCTACAAGTTGGGGTGTGGCATACGTGGTGCAGTTACTACAGGCATGACAGC